AGAGTATCAGCACAAGGTAGTAACGTAACAACTCCAACTGCTAGTGGTCAAGGTTCTACAGGTAACGCAACAGTATCATGGACTCCCGCTGTAGCAGGAACATATTACTATCAGTGCGGTGTTCACAATAACATGATAGGAAGCATCGTAGTATCATCTGCACCTGGCGGTAGTGGTAGTGTCGTGGTTGGTGGAATAAACTTATCTACATTATCTCATAGTGGTTGGTTAAACATACAGTCAGAGAGTGCAGTTAATAATAGTATCACAATACAAGCACCAAATAATGCTTCAGCTGGTACAACTGGTGGTGGATCAAATAACTATTTGGCGTTGATTAAAACAGAAGAAAAAACACATGAAAGTTATGATGGTGTCGTATCAACATCTACACAATTAACATCGTCAACAGATACACAGGAACAACTTGGACAAAGTTCAAACGTTGTATACTATCCTGTAGACTCTGGTGTTGACTTTAACTACAACGGTAGTGGTGCAACTCTGACATCAAACAGAGGTATGTTCTATCCATACATTGATACCAATGTAACTTGGACAACATCATCTGGAACTTTTGCAGGAAGTCCATATGCTAATGGTGCTTCTATCAACCTTGATCTAGGTTTATCTGGAACAACGTTTGCTAATGAACCAACCTTTGAAGCATACACATTGAGTGGAGACTCACTGGGTGCTACTGGTCTAACCTTTGATACTGCAACAGGAAACTTATCTGGAACTGTTGTTGCAGATTATGTTGACACAACATTTAACTTTACAGTCACAGAAAACGTTACAGGTAATGCACAAGCATATTCCTTTACTACAACTGGAACTGGTGTTCTAGTTAACATCACACAACAACCAACAAACGGTAGTGTAGAAGCGGGATCTGGTGGAACAGTTAACTTCGGACCTGTAGCGGGTATTAGTTCTGATGGATCTACAATTACATTCCAATGGGAGTTCTCAGTTAATGGTGGTGTAGGTTGGGCAACAGTTTCTAATGGTGGTGGATACAGTGGTGCAACTGGAAATACACTGACTGTAGATGATGACTTTGCTAAGAACACATTTCAGTATCGTTGTAAATTAGATACATCTACTGCAGTTCAACCATCATATACAAATGCAGTTACACTAACAGTATTCAGAAATATTACTGTAGATACTCAACCAGTCAACTCTCAACCTGTTGCTCCTGCTGCAGGATCTTTCACAGCAGTTGGTTCTACTTTAGATAGTGCTACTGTTACATATCAATGGCAGAAATCTGAGAACGGTGACGGAGTAACTTATCAAGATATTGGTGGTGCCAATACTACAACTTACACTACTGGTTCTACAACATACGATGATAGTTATGGTGATTACTACCGATGCAAACTAAACGCAACAGGTGCAAGTGAGGTTATCTCATCTGCTGCTAGACTGTTTGTTCAAAGAACTATAAACATCACATCACAACCAACTAATACAACAGGTGCAGTAGGTGGAACATCATCCTTTGGTGTTGCTGCTACCACATCTGATAACGATGCAGGAGATATAACATTCCAGTGGCAAGTATCTATTACAAATGGATCTACATGGTCTAATGTATCTGAAGGAACTGGTGGAACAACATCAACATATACAACACCTACATTAACTACAGCATACGACACATACCAGTATCGTTGCGTTCTTTCATGTACGGGTGCGACATCTACACCATCTAATGCTGCTACATTGCAAGTAGAAACAGTAACAGTTGTTGTATCATCTCAACCAGCTGCTGCAACAGTTAATGAAGGAACAACAGCAACATTCACAACACTTGGTGGAGTTACAATGTCACCTTTTGGTGGTAACGCTGCATCATCCTCATTCGAGACAGATCAGTTTGATACTCCTAGTGGTGGAGGTGGTGGTGCTGAAGGTATGTCATCACATGAACCTAGTGTCACATATCAGTGGGAGAAATCTGATAATGCGGGTGCAGTCTGGAATACAGTGTCTGGTGCAACTTCTGCATCATATACAACAGGACTTACAACATATGCAGATGATCATGATGATCAATATCGTTGTGTAATTTCTGCTGTTGGAGCATCTACTCCAGCTACTACAAACGCAGTCACATTAACGGTTCAGAGAACATTCTCTATTACTGGACAACCATCAAATGCAACTGCAAATGAAGGTGCAACTGGAACATTCTCAGTTACTACAAGTGCAAGTAGTGGAACAGTTACATACCAGTGGGAAAGATCTGATGACGGTGGTGCAAACTATGCATCAGTGGGATCAGCAACTAGTGCATCTTACACAACACCAACTCTAGTATTTGCCAATGACAATGCAGATCGTTATAGAGTTGTTGCTTCTCTTGTAGGTGCTGCAGCAAGTATTACTTCTACACATGGAGAACTAACAGTTCTACGTGTTATATCAATTAGTGCACAACCAACATCTACTGCTGTTATTGAAGGACAGACTGGACAATTTAGCATTAGTGCTACAATAACAAGTGGTGCAATATCCTACCAGTGGCAGAAGTCTACAAACTCAGGAGGAGCATGGAGTAATATTAACGGTGCAAATGCAGCATCATATACAACTCCTGCTACAGTTTATCCAACATCACCAGCAGAACAATTCCGTTGCGTATTAACAAATACTAATGCAACTACATTAACATCTAATGCAGCAACGCTGACAGTTAATGAATCAGAATTTGTATCAGGTCCTGCGAGTGTTACTCCAGTCATTGATGCAGACACAACTAGAACATTCTCTAGACAACCTGTTATTAACACAACACCATTTATTGTTGAGTATGCTGGATCTACACACTTCTCTAGTTTCTGGAGAATTAGAAGAGTTGTAGATAACGTGACAGTATATGATACTGTTCAGACCTTTGTTAATGGTGACACTGGTAACTTGACATCTCTCACAGTTCCAGTCTCAACTCTAGCATTTGACACTGCATATTCTGTGCAAGTTAAATTTAGAGATAACAATGGATTGGAGAGTGCTTATAGTTCTGCTATAAACTTTACAACTCCATTAGTTGACCAACCAGAAATTCAGACTATCACTCCCGCATTCAACCCAACAATCAATGTTGATGCTATTGCAATGAAAGCGGGATATGCACATACATCTAGTGATTGGCAATTCTCTCCTGCAAATACATTTGCAAGTATTGTTCACCAATCTCTTGGTAACTCAACAAACTTAAATTCTTACACATTGCCTGGTGCTGTAAATCTCACCTCTAATACTACATACTATGTAAGAATTAGATTCAACATCAATCCTACCTAACATGGCTTCAGTATCAAGCAGAGAAGGACTTATAGATTATGCACTACGTCAAAACGGTGCACCAGTCCTCGAAATAAACATAGACGATGATCAGATTAGCGATCTAGTAGATGATGCTATCCAGTTCTATAATGAAAGACATATGGATGGTTATATTAGAACTCATCTAAAAGTTCAGTACAGTCAGTTAATGCTAGATGCTATGACTACAGATAGTGAAACTACTGTTGCTTCTGGAACATCTAATAATCAAACTCTTACATTTAAAGAGCAGAACAACTATATTAAAATGCCACCATACGTAACAACTGTGGTTAAGGTATTTGATTTTGTATCTAAGAATGTCACAAACTTATTTGACGTTAGATATCAGTGGAGATTGAATGACCTTTGGGATCTTACACAGACAGAGATCCTTACATATGAAATGGTCAATAGAAGATTAGAAGATATTTACTATTTGTTAGAGGGACAGAAACAAACTAGATTTCAAGTAAGAGGTGATAGGTTATATTTAGATTTGGATTTTAAAACTGATGTTAAGGAAAATGATTTCCTAGTTATCGAATGTTATCGTGCCATAGACCCTAGTACTTCAGCTGCTGTATATAATGACTTGTGGTTAAAGAGATATGTAACTGCATTAATTCAAAGACAGTGGGGTGCTAACTTAATTAAATTCCAAGGAGCACAGTTGCCAGGTGGAATTACAATGAATGGTGAGTTTATATACAACGAAGGTAAAGCAAAGGTAGAGAAACTAGAAGAAGAAATGATATCTAAGTATGAGACACCACCACTAGACATGATCGGATAATGGCAAGAACCACCTTCTTTACACATGGCACTAGGAACGAACAGTTTCTATTGCAAAACTTAGTAGAAGAACATCTCAAAATGTTTGGGATGGATGTTATCTATTGTCCTAGAGAAATCGTGCAAAAAGATGGTGTGTTCAATGAGGAAGTGATTGGTGAGTTTAATGATTCATATTTAATAGAAGCATACATGGAGAACTTTGATGGATTCCAAGGTGGTGGAGATCTATTGACAAAGTTTGGTGTAGCACAGACTGATGAGATAACTATGGTTATATCTCAGCAAAGATTCTCGGATCTTATATCACAATTCCTTCTACTTGATAAAGATTATCAAGCACCAGAGAGACCACAAGAAGGAGATCTGATATACCTTCCGTTAACAAGTAATTACTTTGAGATAAAATTTGTAGAGCATGAAGAACCTTTCTATCAGTTAGGTAAAGGTTATGTTTATAAACTGAAAGCAGAACTATTTGAATACAGTGATGAGAAAGGAGATCTATTTGATAGTGACGAGGATCTAGTAGATTACGGTTACACTGTTAAACACTACTATCTTACTACTGCAGGAACCAATGCAACTGGAACTCCTGTAGTAGATGGTGGTGCAGTTACTAACATATTCATCAGTGACAATGGTAGCAAATACAATGAAACTCCTGCTATCACTATTACAGGAGATGGAACTGGTGCAACTGCAGAAGCATTCATGGTTAACATAACAGTCAGTGGTGGATCACCAACTGCATCTGCTGTTATTAGAGCAACAGTAAAAGAAGGTCAGATTCGGGCAGTCAACATAACAAATGGTGGTGCTAACTATGATGAAGATAGAGCAACGTTAAATGTATCAGCACCTGATAGTGGTGGTATAGCAGCAACATTAGTTCCAACTTTCACCAATGGAACATTGACAGATATTAATATTTTAAGTGGTGGATCAGGTTACAAGAGCGTAAGGCTTATAGATATTACTAACGGTGGCAGTGGATACACAACTGCAAGTGCATCGTTTACTGCTGCTCCTGCAGGAATTACAGGTGCCTTTACAGTCCCAGAAACTGTTACTGGTAGCACAACTGGAACAACTGCAAACCTAGTTGAATGGAATGCAGATGAAGGATTTGTAAAACTCAAGACACCAACTGGATCATTTTCTATTGGTGAGTTGATTGTAGGATCAGAGTCTGGAGCACAGATAGTTTTGGATAATAGAGATGAGCAAGCAACTGCTGATCCTAAATATTC